GATCCAGTTTGTCCCGTGCGCACTCGAAGAGGTGAACGGCTAACCAGCAAGCTGGCGCTACACATTGCAAGTACCCTCGGTCGAGGGTTGCAGGGGATCCGAGTCAGCCAGGCTGACATGGACAAGAAAGAGGACGAAGCAATAAGCAGACTCACAACGTCTGACGCAAATCTAACTCCCGCATTGGAGAATGATCTAGCGACCTTCATAAGAGATATCACACAAAATGTGGAAATAACTCTAGAGGATCGCAAGTTACCATTTCCTAGCGAGAAAGGATGCGTCCAAGCAGCTTCTAACCAAGGAGGGGCTACGCACGTTCTGCGTAACCCAAGGTTCCGAAAGCTGAGAGGTCGTGATGACCTGATCGAGAGAGCCACTGAATCCGTAAACGCGCAGATGCGCGTCGGGATGAATCAGCAGATCACCGGGAACTGGGCGTCCGTGAGGACAGTCAGACCCGGGCAGATCAGGGGTCACAGGAAACTTATCTTGATGGTGGACAAGATGAAGCACCTCTGTATGCGGACAATCATACAAGCGTGGGATAAAGATCCAGACGCTCTAGAGCAAGCCATTAAGCCTATTACCAACTGCTTCACATCGAGTGAACAACTCTTACGAGATGTTGACCCAGTGTACAAGTATGTTAGGTATATGAGGCTCCGTGAAAACACGGAGGAAAGCGCTACATTCAAGAAGCTATACGAAGAGTTAGCTGAGATGGGTCGTGATCGGGCGCGTTCATATTACATGAACGACCTAACGTACGACCGACAGCCTAGTCTAAGGGAAAGCTTCCGATATGCTATGATTGATGCAACAGCTGATGTCAGAGTGTTACCTATTGCGACTCCCCAAGGGAAGGTGCGGATGGCAACAACGCATGATAGCTCTATGGTCTGGGTTACTCGATGCCTCACTTCTGTGCTCATGCCCGTTTTAAAACGGGTTGGGTTCACGAAAGCAATGCTCAAGAACAAGACAGTCAAGCTTAAGAATGCGCGGGACAACAACTGCAAGTTATACAGCGGTGATTTCTCGAAGTCCACAGATCCAATTACGAATAGGACGTCACGCTTTGTGCTCACTGAAATAGCGAAGCACATCGACGTACCCGAATGGTACGCCGACGCGGTTGCGAAGACGTGCGTCCCCATGCGAATATTCAAGTCAGCAGACAAAGCCTGTCTAGATGGAACAGAGCACCATAAGCGCACCACGTGTGGTGCGTTCATGGGCCTGGGCCATGGATGGATTGTTCTGAGCATTCTGAATGCATGGTGTGCGCGCAGAGCTGGAGCCCCCAGTGGGAGCTTTAACATATGCGGCGATGATATCATTGGATTGTGGGATAAGAAAACCTGTGACAGGTTCGAGGAATGCGTCGACGAGATCGGTTTGAAAATGAATAAGTCAAAGTCGTTCAGAGCACCAAGTGGTGTCTTTTGTGAGCGATTGATTACTACATCACGTTCGAGACGATCAGCGTCGGGCAAGCCTTGTCTGCGAATAGCTGAGGCGTGCGGTGTGAACTCGGAAGCGAAGGGAGATACATTTGCATGCGCTGACAACTGCTCGAAAGCAATCGTACAAAAGCGTCTGCGCGTGATCTCCGCGG